TTTTAGCTATTTGATAAGCTATTTCAGATGCTCTACCAGCTTTATCTACTGCTTCTTGCGTACCTGTAATACAGATAGCCTTGTCCAAAATTTGACAAGAGTTAGATAATCTAGTTGTTGCAGTGATAGCATCTATAGTTACTTGATCTCCTTCGATTACAGCATTGTTTGTAACTGCTGCTGTCAGCGAGTCTGTTTGCCATTCATGTAGAACTGCAGTTGATTTTGTTTTAGCTGCAGAACTAAGAAAAGGCGTATCTGTTGGTGAGATGTTATAAATAACATCCGACAGATCTTCACGTTCACCAATAGAATCATACGTGTCAAACGTATCACTAAATTGTGCCATTGTTTATTTCCTTTGTTGTTGAGATTTAAGATTAATCATATCCATTATAGCACTCTGAGCATCTTTAAGATGTCCAGTTTTGCCTAATCGATTGATTTTATTTCTTATGCCTTCTCTACCAGAACTCGTACCTGATTTTGCAACACCAGCCTTAACGACTCTAGGAGCATTAGCTACTTTCTTTTGAACGATAGGTTTTTTATCTTTCAAAGATTGATAGCTCATAGCATCCTTTGCAACCATAAGAAATCTATGGTCTGCAAGGCTTCCAATTTCTGAATCATTAAAACCATAATTACGTAACGAATTACGCATACTAAGTTTAAATTGATCAGCTTTATTGGGATCGCTATACTCTGGTATTTTTGTTGCTGCTAATTCTCGCTGTGTTGCAAGAAAGTCATCATACTGTTTAGCATGAGCTTCTTTAGCTTTCGATTTAACTTCCTCTATCTGTCCTTGTTGTTGTCTTAACTGGTAATCCAGTCGTGCTGCAGATGTGGGATCTTCATCATAAAGTTTTTGAAGGTCTTGACTTCCTTGCTGTTGTCTGACAGTTGCGTCAGCAGTTGCAATAAGTTCATTTAACTCTGATAGGCGAGTGTCATAAGATTGACGCAAACTATTCTTTTGGGTTTCAAGATCTCTCTTTTCTAACCCTAAAGTATGAGTTTTTTGTCTATAATCTGAGTCTCTAGAATAACCTGATTTCAGCTCATCGAGGGTAACTTCTAACTCTTGACCTTGTACTTTTATTCGGTGGAGTTCTGGTTCCTCTAATTCTGTTTGTGTTTCTTCTTTTGTCTCAGTATTTTCAGTAGTCGCTTCAGGAGTTCCTTCAGACTTTGGTTGACTCTCTTGAATTTCCTGTTTCTCAGTAGACTCTGATGGTTCTGCTTTTGTTTCTGTTTTCTGAGTATCCTCTTTAGGATTCAATAGTCCAGAAATTTTTTCAGCAGCACCTTGAACAGTTTGTTCTTGTGCCATAACGTTCCTTTCATGTTGGTTGACGTATTTGAAGTTGCGTTAGCTTAACTTCTTTTTATTTGATCTAACTCTTGCTGAGTTAGTTTTCCACTTTCCATGACGCTTTGCAAATGACCTTTGATTTTGTCTACCATATTGTAGGCTACCCAAAGGTATCTGCGTTTTTCATCGTCAGCGAAACTTGTATTAAAAATCTCTTGCTTATATATCTTTAAGAGATCTTCGAATGCTGTTTGAACCAGAGGATCATTTAGGAGCTGTTCTGCTCGTTTTCCCTGGCGTACTTGTTTTTCCTTGTTGTCCATTTGTTTGCTGTTGTTTATTAAAAAACTGATCTTGTCCTTTTACTATTTGTCATTAAATTACCTGATGATTTAAGATCTTCTTGTTCTAACATAGATCTACGTTTCAATTCAAGTTCATCAATTTTAGAACCATATTTAAGCTCTATTTCTTTTATCTTTAATTCAAAGTCTAAAAGATTTTGTCTCATCTGAGCTTCAATACGTTTAACTTCAGTTTCAGCTTTTAATTGTGCTCGTTGGTTTTCACCTTGAACTTGAGCAAGTGTAACTTTCTCAAACTCAGAAGGTGGTTTAGGAGGAAGCTGAGGCATTTGAGCTGCACCAACATCTGGATCCATAAAGAAAGGTTCTATACTATTTAGACCTGCATTTTCAACTAATTTCTTTAAGCTATTATATATATTTCTTAGATTAACCATAGGACCATGAACATTCTGTTGAAGGTTTATAGCCTGCATTTGTCTTTCTAATATAGCATTAATAAGAATTAATTGTTGTTCTTTTGATCCTGTTCCTAATCCAACATGGACTGTAATATTAACTCTGTCTTTCCATTCGTAAGGTCTCATAGGTATATACTTACCTCTAATTCTTACGATCTTTTCTTTTTGTTGGTACTTGCATACCAACTCGAATATTTTTAAAGCTAAATCTTTAACACCAGTTTCTGCAAATATTCTTGCAATTAACTCCATTCTCATTTGAGATTGAGTTAAGACCTGGTTCATACCAGTTGCTGTTTGATTGTTTAATGTATCAGCATTTAAACCTTGTGAAGTTCTACTTACACCTGTTCTAGATTCTTTAATGGAATCTAAGTAAGCTAACATACCACTTGCTTGTTCAGTAATAGGTTGTGCCTGAATAGGCATCATTACATTCTGAGGTGGTTGTTTAGTTCTTACAATTCCACCAGGTCTATTTGTAAGAAGATCATCCATAGATACTTGACCATCTTGGATAGCAACTCTGTTATTATTTGTTAGATACATATTGTCTAACATTTGTCTCATAACAGTAGATTTAATTAATTGTATATCTTCTACTAATTCTGCAATAGATCTACCATAAAATCTGTGAGGCATGATAACAGGTGTCATAGATATAAAAGGTATTGTATCTACTTCTTCTACATCTAGTAATTTTTTAGCATCACCTGCTACAGTTATTTTACATAACTCTGCTTTGCCATCATCATTGATGTCCATTTTCATATAACATTCATGGATCAAAACATCATTTGTAGATTTGTCGCCATCGGATAACCCATGTGAAAAATCTACATTTTGATGTCTTGTGAATTTATCTTCACTAAAAAATTCTGTATCTCCAGTTGGTAAACCTTCGACTAGGTCTCGATCATAACCCATTTCTATTAATTCAGTTTTAGTTTTATTTGTTCTATGACAAACAAAGTTTGCTGAATTAATATCTTTACATCTTCTTTCAATTAAGAATTCTTCAGGAGGAACTGGTTCTATACGAACTTGTCCATAAAGTTTTGTTCTATGAATAACTACATCATGTAATTCTATTTTGTCTATTTCTTTACCACGATCATCTGTGATAGGTTCTTTATATTCGGAATGATTTGAAACTTTTACTTGTGGATCTGAAACAAGATCATCAAACTCATCATCTGTTAATCTAGTATATTCTTCTCTTTCAGTCTTTTGGGAATCATCCCAATAAATTTTTAAAATTCCATTCTTTTGGATAAGTGCATCTTTGAATGCAGAATACAAAGCTGTAAACCCATTGTTCTCTTTCAAAAAAACATAATTAATATAGTCAGAACATTGTCTAGCCATTTCATCATCTTCAGGTCCAGTACCTTCGCAAGCAAATACATTATCTCCTGAAGTAAATATCTTCATAAGAGATGGCATTAAACTTTCTACAGTATCCATTACATCATTAGATACTACTTGAGAACGCCCTTCTTGTTCGTTGCCAAGAGGCATTCCTAAATAATATTCTAATGATTTCTTTCTTCTTGNTACTAACTCTCCACCAATATAACCTGATGAACTATGTAATTCTTTTGCTAGTATCGATAATATTTCTTGTGTTGATTTTTTCATTAATTACAATTCATCTCATCTAGATCTACTGGTACTTCTTTTGTAAACCAAATCCAAGATTCAATTTTTGTTCCTTCTTGCGTGTAAGTACATTTCTTTCCTATGGAAACACAGGAAGTAAACATAAGTAAACTTATTATTAATAATATTTTTTTCATACTACGTATTTTGTATCTATTTTGATTGGCTTATCCCATGCTGTTGTGTCAATTGGTTCTGAAACACAACCATACCTAAAAGCATCTGAGGCGTGTGAACACCAATCGTGTAAAGGTTTATTTTTAAATACCTGGTTCTTATCATCCCATTGTTTTCGATATTGTCTTAATGCATCTAATCCTACTTTACATTTTTTTCTATCAAACCAACAGTCAGGTAATGCGTTTCTCACAGATTCTATTCCATGATCCACTTCTAATTTAGGAGCTACTTCAAAATCTATTCCTAATTCGTTTGCAACTTCAAGTCTAGATTTTCCAGTTCCTAATTCTCTTGCCATTATATCGTGAGGTGCGATATGATTAGAATAAGCATAATCTTTTTCTTCTAAAACATCTGCGTAATGTGCTAATGATTCGCCTGACGTTTCGTAATAATCAATGAGGTGAACTTCTTTACCAACTCTTTGTGCAAACCAAATAGCTGTACTGTCTCCTATCCCCAAATCCCACCAAGTTTCCACACCTACATTGTCATCTACAGGCACGTAGCCGATTCTTCCATCATTATCAGCTTTAGTCATTAGTCGACCATAATAACTTCCAGACACAGCTGCAGTAAAAGAGCATTCAAACTCTTGATCGTACTGCTCAGGTGTCATAATAGAACGTGCCTGTTCCAGTTCCTCGTCTGGAATTACTTTAGTGTCTGATGATTTGTATAGTTTCCCATACCAATCCTTGTGACCTCTTAGAGCATAATCATAAACTTCCCAGAATTGATTATGACCCATTGGAGTTCCGATAAATAATACCCATCCTAATTTATCAGCAATCGCAGGTCTGATAATCTCTGTCCAAACTCTAGGAGACATGATAGCGTATTCATCTAAGACTACTCCATCAAATCCCATTCCTCGAATTGAGTCAGGATTATCGGCACCAAATATTTGAATACGTGATCCATTAAATAGATCTATTCTTAATTCAGTCTCGTTCCTACTTCCACCCCACATCATTAGAGGCTTAGTATAAAATTTTAAATATTCCCAAGCAATTGATTTACCTTGTCTATAAGTTGGAGCTATGAATGCACATAAACTCCTAGGCTTACCAGCTGCTGTCTTAATTAATTCATTTATTGAAAGTACACTTTTTCCAAATCGTCTATGACAGACTAAAACGCTAAATCTTTTTAAATTTTTGTGAACTTCTTTTTGATACTCACGAGGTTTATAAGGAACCTCAATTATCTTAACTTTCTTTTTGCCATTGGACTTTGATTTCGATTGGTTCATCTGTACCTATTCTGGATGTTGTGTTCGCAAGTCTTGCATGAACATAAGGTGCAGCTTTTTCGGCAGCATACATTTTACGTTCAGGTGCACTAGCAGGATTGTTTAACACAGATAAAAGATAATCTAAAGGAGAATGTTGATATTTAACTGCCATTTCTTCCATAGATTTCCACAGCTTTGTAGTCTTAGCACCAAAGGGTCTACCAGCTCCTGGTCTTTTACCACCATGATTTGGTTCCTCTTTAGATTCTTCTTTAGATTTATTAACTTCGTTTTCGTATGTTTTATCTTCTTCAACCATTAGATTATCTTTCTGCCCTTTTTATTATATTGTCTATATGGGGAAAATTGTAAACCTCTGTCTCTTT